TTTACACCCATACCTGGTACTAAACTGCCTAAATTCTTAGGTGAGTTTTTTAGTAGGGTCCTCGGTCCGGACGGGGTCGTCCTTCAGCATCCGTGTGTCGATAGCATTAGAGTATTGCGAGACATCCTGTTTGTTTTTTACAAATATGAAGTCCCCTATACGGATGAACAAGAGCAGAAGGTACTTGAACAGTTTGAGAAAACTGAACAAGACCTGTCTACTATATCTACCCGCTTGCAAGCAATTGCTAGCGACGTTGATAAAGATCGCTTCTTTCGTCGTTCGAGAGTTTCTCGGACTCAGAAGGAAGTGATCCGCGAAGCCCAAGATCTCCTTGCGGAGCTCTTTGCTTCATTTGATCCAATGGACATCTATCCTCGTCATGGCCCTGGGGTCGTTGCTACCAAGCAACGTCCTTGGGACAAATACGAGTTTAGTAATGTCTCTCGGAACATCACACGTACATACCCTTTAGATGCATATTTTTATGCATCTTTGAGTCATGTATGTGATCGACTTGATACTATTCGTAGTATCAAGGATGAGGATCTTCCGGCTCGAGTAATACTCGTACCGAAAGATTCTCGCGGACCTAGACTTATATCTTGCGAACCCGTTGATTATCAATGGATTCAGCAGGGTTTAGGTCGAAGTATTGTAGACCATGTAGAACGCCATGAACTGACGAAGTTCAATGTGTTCTTCACAAACCAACTGCCCAACCAACTTGGGGCCTTATTAGGGTCACAAGATGGGAGGTACTCGACACTTGACCTCGCTGAGGCCAGTGACAGAGTAACAGTTAGTTTGGTTCGCCTGCTATTCCCCTCGCACGTTTTTACGTGTTTGGAGAGCTGCAGGAGTTCATCTACACAGTTGCCGGACGGTAGGATATTACCCCTCATTAAGTTTGCCCCGATGGGAAGTTGTTTATGCTTCCCTATCATGGCTCTCTCAATATGGGCTATCCTTACCGCGTCAACACCTGATGCGGATGCGCGAGAGCGCATCTTAGTGTATGGTGATGATGTGATTATGCCTACGGCTTACGCCGCGAACGCAATCGAACAGCTCGAGTCATTTGGTTTAAAAGTAAACCGTGACAAGAGCTGCACCAAAGGATTCTTTCGCGAATCCTGTGGACTTGACGCCTACAGAGGAGTCAAGGTCACTCCAGTCCGCATAAGGACTGTGTGGTCATCATCCCGTTGCCCTAGTTCTTATACTAGTTGGATTAGCTATGCTAACTCCTTCTATGATAAGAAGTACTACAAAACCTACGATTATATCGTAGGGTTATTGACCGCAGTTTATGGGTCAATTCCAGGCAGTGATAAGATTGAATCTTATCCCTGTCTTCGCGAAGTACCACCCGATCAAAG